CTTCCTGAGTTAGATGTATCTGTATCTGTTTGAGCTGTAACACTAGCACCAAAAGTAGCACCTTTATTAAATGCAGCTTGACCAGCCGCTGAAGCATCAAGGGTAAGCATTGTTATCACTGAACCGCCATCGTTTCCTTTTAACAATAAATCCCCATCTGAAATATTGGGCAAAATAACAAGGCTATTTGATGATTTATAAAGACTACCAAATGTAGTTCCACCATCAGCAAGTTTCACTTCACCACCATCAGCATCAAGGATAATGTTTCCAGCTACATCAATGTTAAGGTCGCCAGTGTCATTATCTATATGTGAATTAGTACCATCGTGGTATAATTTCAAATCGTTGTTTGAGCTTCCAATTCTTAGTGTTTTGTTATCTGCCATTTGAATGTGGCTGTTAAATGTAGCCGTACCAGCGTCTGACATATCTAGTGTTAGGGCTGTGATTGCTGAACCACCATCATTACCTTGGAACTTCATATCTTTATCAGAGACTATTGATTTAATAACAAGATCTGATGAAGAATTAAAGATACGTCCAAATTCAGTGCCAGCGTCTTTAAACATAACAGCCGTACCGTCAGCATCAAGGACAATGTCTCCAGCCGAATCAAGAACCATAGTACCAGAAGACAACGCAATCGTAGTGCCGTCTATGTTGAAGTTGTCTATGTCGATGCCAGCGTCTGCGGTGATTTTGCCTGTAGCTCCCATTGTGCCAACTACTGCAATGTTCGTAGCAGTTAATTCTATTGTGTCTGTTGCCGCAATATCAAGGACTGTAGCACTAGCACCTTGTATGAATTGGCTTGCATCATTAAAACATAATTTATTAGTACTATTAAGAGTTAATCCTGTTCCATCTGTGTGTGTTAAGGTAGTGTCTGTATCTGCACCAAAACCAAGAACCGCTGAGTCTGAATTTAAAGTAAGATCGTCACCAACCAACATGTCTCCAGCGTTTGTAAGAGCCGCAGTTTTAGTTGTACCCGCTAGATTAAGATCTGTTAAAACATCGTAGACCACGGCACCAGAGCCACCGCCATCCGTTGCAATCATCTTTGTTTCACCAGCTAGGATGGCAACATTAGCACCACTTCCAGCGGTAAAAGTTAAAGTAGCCGCCGTTGCGTTTTCCATAACCCAAACTTTAGCAGACGTGTTTGGTAAAAGCGTTATTGTACATGCTTGGCCGCCACCAGTAAGTTTAAGAGCCATGCTCCGATCTGCGTCTGAGGCACCATCAGCTATGGTTATATTATCTGTCGAGGCGTTAGCAACTGCTCGTGTCCCCCAACCGAAAGCTTGCCCAATTAATTCTAAGTTTGTGTTTGTAGTTGTACCCCATGTTCCCGATTGATCGCCGGTAGCCATCTCGTTAAGTCTGAGGTTATTTACATATGTGCTTGCCATTTTAAGTGTTCCTTATGCCGCGATTTCAGTCCAAATTGGGGTTTGAGATGGGACTATATTACCCCATATATTTTCTTCGCCAGTTGCACCTGTTGCATTTACTCCTGTTAAGGTTACCACACAAGATGCTTGTATGTCTATAGTTCCTAGTACAGAAGTTGCAGAAGTACCTGTTGTAGATATTAATGCCGTTTGTTCCGTTGTTGCTGTTCCAAGAGCCGATGTTCCTACAACTCCTGTAACTTGTGCGCCTGTCGTAGGTAGTACGTTAAACACGAAAGGTGTGTTTGCCGTTCCGCCCATACCAGAGTGTTGTGTGCAATAATAATATAATGTTAGCGTAAACTCTGGTACAGTTATCTCTGTATACGCACCCGCTTGACCGGGCGTTCCATTCACCGTTACTCCATTGGTGAATTCTGAGCCGCTATTGTGTGACCCATCAGACGTAGTGGAAAATCGGAGAGGATGACCTGAATTAGAAGAGTCGGACTGATCAAACCTATAAGTGTTTCGCTCAAACAACTCTTGGGTTTGTTGCTGTACGCCATCAATAAAATATTTATTCGCTGAACTTACTGATTGAACAGTCACTGCTTTTGTAATCGTTGTAGCAGAATAGCCACTAATACTGACTGTCGAAGAGACTCCTGAAGGAGTTACAAGTGCTGTACCTACAACGGACTCGTCCCCTAGTCCTATCGTACCAACCATCCCTGTTTCAGTTACTAGCGCACCCGCACCCGCAAGAGCATTACCTAGCGCACCTGTCCCAGAAACCCCTGTAAGTGTTACATTGCCTGCGCCTACTACACCAGAAAGGCCTCCAATAGCAGTCGTTGCAACTACTGGTGTTGCAGTCGTTCCACCAATAGGTATTCCTTCTGCAACTAAACCGCCCCAATTACCTTGTCCAAATCCATCTTCACCCCAGCCTCCAAACGGTGTGGAGGCTTCGACACCTGTAACAATGGCTGTAATAGGTATTTTAGCTAAAACTGAACCTACCGCAGAAGTCGCAACTTGACCGGTTACTTCAATAACAAATATAGACGAAGCTGTTACAGTTCCCAATGCTGAAGTTGCGGCAACACCTGTTGGGACGACGGCAACATCAAGCTGACCGCCCCAACGATTAGTACCCCAAGTGCTTTGACCCCAACCTATATTTGCCAAAGGATTTTACTCCTTTATGCGATACGGATTATAGCGTTAGAAGCATCGGCTGTTGGGAACTGAATAGTAAACGTACCAGAGGTTGACGTTTTGTTAGACCCAAAATCAAGAACTGCTACAGCTTTATTGCCATTAGTATCGTTGTAAATCAAAGCGCCCATTGCAGTTATTGTAGCTGTTGTAAAGCTTCGATCTGCAAAATCAGTAAACGCTGTTGTTCCAGAAGAAGTTGGTGCAACTTTAGTTAGAGCCAAACCACCCGTAACATATGTACCACTTGAAGCAACTTCTCCAGTAGTAGTAAACGCTGTTGTTGCGGCTCCAAGAGTAGCGGTTGTACTCGATTTTCCACCACTGCCCTCTGCGTACAGAGCTAGTTTAAAAGCATTTCCGTTTGTTGCAAAGTTATGTGTAGCTGTCATCAATTCTGTCTTGAAGGATGTACACATTGCTTGTGTGATTGCCATTTTATAATCTCCTTATAGCATCGGCTAGGTCGGGGTGACCAGCCTCTCTTATTTTATAACATATAGTAGCACGTTCTTCTTTTCTAGCCACTTTTATATAATGGAGCAAGACTTTCCTTACTTGATCTGAAAATAGAAGTGCTTGCTGTTTAATAGGGTCTGGTGCAGAATTTGACACTGACACTATTTTATCGGCGGCTAAATCTGTTAATTGCTCATCACTCAGGCCACCGTTGTCTGAGGACATAACTTTAAAAAACCCTACTTCTGCTTCCGCATTTGTGCTAAACATGCTTTTCACTCCCATTTAATTTATTTAAATCTACGGGATCGTGCCTGCCGTAAAGAATAGGCGCTTGGTCCAAGGGCTCTGGCGGTTTCTGTTCGGACTGTTTGGTTATTAACAAGCCACCATTTTTATGTGTTTGTACCAAAGGATCATCTAATCTGTGATACCCGTATAATTTTTCATTATCAGGTACATTTGTGTCCAAAAGACCTGAATTATGTGCAACTTCTATTTTTATACCTCTTGTAGTAGCAATAGCGCACCAAAACTCAGTACATGCTCTGCCCGCTTCTGCCATACCCACATTTCGATAAGTATAATCTAAACCGTACAAACACAGTTGTTTTGCCCCATAATAAATAGCATACGCTATTGCGTATGGGACTGTGTTGTTAAAATAACATATGTTAAGTTCTTTTATAACTGCTTCAAGAGGATAAGGTTCTAAATGCTTAACTCTTTTATCCATTTCACAGGTAATAATAGGTTTAGTGTTTTTTTCTAAAAAATCCCTAGCAATTCCAGTTTGCAATCCTGCATTTTCTGAGTCTAAAAATCTAGAAACGGGGTCCATCATTATAGTCTTATCAACGTGAATAATACCCCCTACGCAATTAATACCCCAAACTTCATCAAAATGTTCGGATCGTATTTTAGCGGCTATATAGTCAGAATAACTTCCCCCTAGCCCAACAATAGCTATTTTCATGTACGCGGCCTCGCAGGAAGACCTTTTCGATATGCATCTGAATTTTCTCTAGCCTCACCATAGTCTTTTAATCTCTCCAAAGATTGCATAAAACGGTCTTGATATGATTTCATTATGTCTGGTTCTCCCTTCATATAAATATAAGCTTCAATTAAACTCCCATACAACATAGCGTTAGGCGCATTTTCGCTTAACCATGTTGTGCCGTTGTCCCCAACACTGGAACTAGTAAGGCTGTTAGGACGATAAAAATAATGCAACTCTGCCGGATAAACCGCCGCAGGCGTAGGAGCTAAAATAAAATTATCTATATCAAAAAAAGCGTAGTATCGCGGAACACCTGTGGCGCTTGTTGGATTAAACGATTGTACAAAATTTACGTCTTTTTCTAATAAAAATTCTTTAGTAGTCCCATCTGTAATAGATAGGCTAAAAGATGCTAGGTAATCACTAGGAACTTGCAGATACGGATTAGTACCTGTTCCCGACGTTACACCGGTTACATTTTTCCTAAAATACTGCAAATCTATTGAGTTTAAAATTGTTTGTTCGGCGCTTCGTATAAATTCTGGAATACTAGAAACAAACGTTGTTTCCGCGTTATCAGCATAGTTTTGTATAGCAGACTTTAATTGTGCATATGTATAGCTCATGTTATTACCACCGTTACAGTTCCTACCGACCCGGTAGCTATTAAAGTATTTGGAGTTAAATCAAAATTGTATTGTTGTCCCACAGGATTCCAACCCCAATTCACACTGCGTTCTTGTTCCACGTCTTGTGGAGGACGAGCATTTTTTAATGCTTGAACATCCGACACCTTAACAAAAGGACCAAGCTGCGGTTGTTTTGGCTCATACTCGTCTTTCCCGACTAAAAGACCGTTCCATTCTTTTCTCATATCGGTGTATTTGTAACGAAAACCCGACCTATCTGAAATAGCGTAAGCATTTTTTCCCGTTGCAAATTTAGCCATTAATTTGACCTAAAATAATTGTAGGAAGGAGCCACATTAAAAGAAGCCCTGTCTCTGTCCTCGGTTGCAGCCCTTTCAAACTCTTCTTCGTACAAAGCTTTTAATATTTGAACTCTGTCTGGGGCCCTTTTCATAGCAATGTAGTAAGCTAATCCCGCCGCTAAACAGGGGTAAAACCTAAAAGGCATTGCTAATGTGTTTGTATATGCATCGGCATCATCCATGCGAGTTAACGCATTATAATAGACAACATCCGTAGAATTATCCGGGACAGGCCAAAGATTTAATACAGGCGTTGTTTGTCTATCCAAGAAAAATTGATTTACACGACTTTCAGATGTTTTGTTTGGAATAGAAATAAAACCGTCTCTACTCATTCTATCTAAAGAATAATCTGTACCGTCTCTTTGAACTACAACAGATAAAATATCAATGATATCTGTCCCTAAAGGGTAAGTACCATCCGATTGAGTAACGGTAAAGCTTCTTTGCTTTATGGTCCATTGATTCAATCCTCTGTTAGCCCATTCCGCTAACAATAAATTAAGGGATCTTCTTGCGGTTTTTAAATCGTATCCCGTTCTAACTTCAACACCACATCGTTCAAAAGCTTCTTCAATGTACTCCGAAACGTCTAGTTCAAAATTTGTGCTTCCTGATACCGTCATGTTTACCCTAACAATCTAGCCGCAAAAGGGGCCACTATAATTAAAACAGCAATCCCCCATACTTTGGCATCCAACAATTTAAGCGTGTTTTTTTGGTCACTCAATTCTTTTTCAATATGTGTATATCTAAGCAAGCACTCAGCTTCGTGTTTTTCGAGTTCTTTTAAAACTTCTATTGCTTTCATAACATCACCACGCTTTACAAGACCAATACCTAGCCGAAAACTTATCTTTGGCGGTATCACATTTATGCCGCGCTCTAAAACTTTTTTTGTTAGCGGGCTGATCTTTCTTTATAGACATGTTGGGATCACCAAACCTGACTAGTTTTATTTGCGAACCTTTTTTAGCCAAAACGGCGCTTTTTTTGTTTTTATTAGGCGTTCGTTTTGGTTTGTTATAACCGGCAAACGACTCTCCGCGATAAACAACTCTTCCCGAAGGCGTTCGTTTTACGTTTTGAGTAGTTGCCATAATAACCTCTAAGCGTAAAAGATCGTTGCAGAAGTTGCGTTAACAGAGCTGTAAGTAAGGTAAGCTCCGTCTGAAAACACCATCCCATTGTCTGGGACATCTGGATATTCCGAACCTACACTCGCAGGGGTTTGATATTGTAAAAGAGCCGTTCCTGTTACAGAGCCGTTCCTAAACGAAATCGTTCCAGCCGTAGCAGTGCTAACTAAATAAATACCTTTTAATCTACATCTTCCAGCAAAAATAGTAGCCTGTATTGTAGCACCCGATCCTGCCGTAACTGTTCCCGCTGGATCACCTACTGCGGCTATTTGAGTAACTGTTGCAAAGATTGATGTTCCTGTTGCTATTCCAGCGTTCCCGCCTGTAATAGTTTCTGCTAGAGCCGCGCCGCTTGCATCTGTTCCAGTAACAGTGAAAGTTATTCCACTATCATTACCACCAGAAGTAATAGTAACATTTCTTGGACTGTCGAAAGTCACAGCACCGCCGCTTGCTAACGCACCACCTATGACTAAGTTAGCATTGTTTGCAACCTGTGCGCTTGCTGAAATTCCATCTGGATCCGCCGCCGCTGATTCAATAAAGGTGGATTGTACGTCTGAACCTGCCATATTATTCTCCTTTACAAAAGAGGTAGGGGTTTCCCCCTACCTTAATTATTAACTTGCTACGTCGTAACCAGTGATTGTAATCAGCAAACGTCCCGCAGTATAATCTGCGTCTGTTGTTGCGCCCGCAGTTAAATACAGATACTGATCTGCCGCAATATCTCCACCGGCAACTAAACTACCAGCCGCTAAATCACCTGAGTTGATAATCAACGTCTCATCTAGAGCAGAAATAGCAGTATCTTCAACACCTGTAGCTTCTGTAGCAGAGTGTAGATTAATGTCTGGATCTCCACCCGCAGGTGTTTCGAGACACATCATAGTAACACCAAAAACTGTACCTGAGTTAGCAGTAGTCACCTGACCAATGTAGGCGACTCCATCACCGTCTTTACCAATAATATCTCCAGCCGCTGTTGAATGCAGTCCAGTTAGATCAATCATTATAGTTGTTTTAACAATGTTTACATTAGTAGTAGTGTCACTTTTAAATCTTTCTACTTGAGTAACATAAACAGCCGCAGTGCCTTCTATTCCTGCCGCTGTTGCAGCTTCAACAGCCATTTTATTGCCGCTGGTAATTGTGACTGCACCTGTTGTTGCGTTTTTTGTTATGGTTTCAAAACCGTTTTCTGAACGGACTGGGCCGTTAAATGTTGTATTAGCCATTTTAATCTCCTTGTCGTGGCAAATGTCAGCCGCATTATGCGA